ATGACTTCCCCCCAAGAACTTATTCTCAAATTACAAAATTTGCTAACCAACGCCTCCGGCGCGGATCTTCAGCAATTTCTGGCCGGTCTGGAGCAACCAGGCCCCGCCCCTGCCGGAGACGACCTTACGCCGGACGGCAGAATCAAAGTTGCCATGCCCTCCAAAAATGGCACGACAACCCCCCAATGGTGCGAACGCGTTGCCATAGCCCTCCAACGCGCCAATGCCCCTATTTATAATCTGGCCGGCTCTCCTGTGTATATCACAGACGACGGCAAAACCGTGTACCTTAACCCCAACAATTTCATTTCCGCCGCGGAAAAATATATCTGCCCGTGCGCTTTCCGCTCCAAAGATGATTCAACGCTCGTTTACCAACCCATGAAGGAACCGCTGGCAAAGCTCACCCTTTCATCAATGGAATTCCTCACGGCCATCCCGGAATTGATCAAAATCCACGACCAAATCACTCCGGCCATGCTCCCTAATGGCACCTACCACCTTAACCAGCGCGGCTATGATCCGGAAAGTAAGATTTACACCCTGAAAACCGCCGTGGACTACGATACGGAAATGCCGCTGGAGCAAGCCTTGCTTATCTGGCGCAACTGGCACAAGGAATTCCCCTTTCTGGATTGGTCTTCCTCTGACCTTCAGGAGCGGGCTACATCCGCCACATCCCGCTCATTTGCGGTCCACACCTGCGCCTGCGTCGCCCTGTACGCTTCCGCCATGCTCCCCCTGTCTTCGCCGCGTCTTGGCTATGTCTATACTTCCAATTCCCAGCGATCCGGCAAATCTCTATTGGCTGACCTAGCCACCGGCATCACGTACAACAATAACGCCAAACATCCATGGTATTATGACGACGAGAAGCTTCAGGGCGTCTTGAACACCATCCTTAACACCCGCGCGCCCTACGTCTATTTTGACAACCTGCGCGGCAAGCTGCAATCTACCTGCTTGGAATCCTTCATTTCTTCTGTCTCCCAAGACATCCGCCCATTTCATACGCAATCCCTCGTTACCAAACAAAACTGCGCCACAGTATTCATCACCGGAAATAGTTTGGAATGGAACACAGACCTTGCTTCCCGCCTGCTGATATGCGACCTGAATTTAACGGAATCCAATCCACAGGACCGGACGGTTCAGCGCGTCATTGACCTTGAAACCATCCAGGATTCCGGCAACCGGGCGGAACTGCTGGCCTGCCTGCATGCGTTTGTTCGCAACTGGATAGAGCAAAAACGGCCCATGCCGGACAAAACAAGAGCAGGGTTTCAACGCACATCATCCATTATTGCGGGCATTGTCTCCCTGCTTGGCATTGGCGATCCGTTCGGGGAACGGCCTGATGAAATATACGGAGGCGGAGACCAAAACCTTCAGGACATGCGCGACTTGGTTCAAACGGCGGCGGCACGCCTGAAGCCCGGTGAAACATACGGAGAAATCAAGTGGGACGAAATCATAGAAATCTGCATTGAACGCAATTCGTTTGAATCTCTTATTGACGCACGTACGGAATACGTGACGGAAACGGACGAAAACGGGCATGAAAGCAAGATACCCCGTTACAAACTCACCCAGGCATCCAACAAACGCTTTTCCTTCCTTCTTAATTCAACCTACGGAGGTAAGACATTCAAATTAAATGACGGCCGCACCGTCAAATGGGATTCCCGCGGGAAGAAGCGCAGTAAAAAATATACGTTCCAAATATCCTGATGATGATAAAAAAGCGGCCTTATTAGCCGCGCCCCAGACCGCCAGCATGACAAACGCCCGCTTGACAAATCCGGCAAAAAGAGCATAGTAAGGGCGTATTGATTGCCGAACATCACATGTTCACCTTCTAAACAATCGGCTCCGGCTGTTCTACCAGCCGGGGCTTTTTTTACGATGAACATAAAAAAATGTTCACAAAGTACACTTTTCGCTTGCTAAAAAGAACACAATGTGGCAATATCCGCGCATGCCACGTAAGAGAAGAGAGTTAAGGCAAGACCTTCTGAAAGCGGGTTTCAAAGAATTCCCCGGTAAAGGCTCCCACCGGGTGTTCAAGCTGGGTTCCCTGTCATGGGTCCTTAGTGGACAACTGGGGGACGATGCCGACCACTACCAGGAAAAAGCTGTGAAACGCCTGACAGAGCAAGCCAAAAAAACAAAGGAAGGGTGAATAACCCTTCCTCCACTCTCATCCCTGACAAAAAATTAGAAAGAACATATGATGAAAACAAAAGCACACTACACGAGAATCATTTACTGGTCCGACGAGGACGGGAAATATCTGGGGAAACTCCCGGAGCTTACCCCTCATCCCTGCGTAAGCGGTCAAACCGTGGAAGAAGTCAATGCCGAACTGGATCAGGCGGAAGAAGCTTTACTGGACGCGCTGGGGGATGATCTTCCCGCCAGGGGGATCCGGGTGGTTGTTCCGGGATCCCGGCGGAATTGGATTGCAAAAAACAAGGTTGCAAAAATGCGCCAGAACCTGGAAATGGGGCAGAAAGAATTTGCTGCACTTCTGGGAACCTCCATATCCACCCTGAAAAAATGGGAAAGCGGGGAACGTACCCCATCAGGAGCCGCTGCTAAACTCTTGGAGATTCTGGAGCGGAATCCGGAAGCCGTTTTAACCAAATAACAAAAAGGCGCCCCCGTTTGTGAGGGCGCCTTTCTTTTTTACCGGTATTCACAACACCGGCATTTACAGCCGGGCAAACTGAAGGTGCATCCAGTCATAATTCCGTTCCCGCCCCAGGGAAACGGCCCCATGGGCTTCCCAAATCCGCCACCATTCTTCACACTCCGGGCGGGAAAGCCCGGCATGGGGGGCCTTGCTGGAATAACTGTTCCGTTCCGGGTCAAAGTCCAGGGCAATCCCCCAGGCGTGCATGCTCTTGCTTTTGCCTCCGGCCGTGCTGCGGTCATTGTAGGATCCGCCATACTGGTCCAGGTGAAGCGCGCGGATCCGGTCCAGGCCATACGCGGCCAGGACTTCCGCCAGGGCCGCCTGAACGTCCTGGGCGATTGCCTGATGCACGCGGATCGTTTTCACGGGCCGCCCCTCATAATATAAAGGATAAGGGGGGACAATAGAAACAAGGTTGTTTTCGTCCCCTGGCCGCCCAAAAATGGAAAGACCGGCCCGGACGGTTGCCTGGTCAGGCCAGGACCGGGGCAGGGCAATGTCCAGGGCGGCGGCAATGCCGCGGGCCGTGGCAGGGCCGGGGATGCCGTCAGGCGTCACGTTCACGGCGGCCTGGACCGCGGACCATATTTCATGACAGCGCAATTTCAGAGCTACGGCGGCCAGCGTTTTAGGCCCCGGCAAACCATCCGCTTTCAGCCCCAGGGCCCGCTGAACGGGTTTGAATTCCTGATATTCTTTGATAATCATATAATTATTTAATTGTTAAATAGTTGGAACTGGTAAGAAAAACTTTACAGTTGGAACTAGTCCCTGTTGTCCAGAAATTCTTCATGCGCCTTGCGGACGAACTCACAGCCGGAACACTTATTTTCCGCATCAATGCGTTTTTTGCGTTCGTCATCATAGAGCCGCTCATAACGTTCCGCCCGTTTCATTTCCCGCCACAGAAAAATTCCCATGACCGCGGCCACGCTCGCCCCGTTCTGGATGTACTCCAAAAACGGGTTGCCTGACGTGACGGACGCAATCACGGACAGGGCATTAGCCCCCAGCAGGCCCGCGTTGACAACAGATCCGGTCATGGCTTCACTTTTTCAGGGATTGAACGACGGGCGGAACGTCCGTTTCCGGCAGGGCCTGACTGTAGGAGATATGCCCCTGCTCAATGACGAGGCAGGAGCCGTCTTTGCATACCTCGGCGCGGCCCGGCGTTACGTCCACGGAGTGCCCGCAGCCGGAGAGAGACATTCCCAAGCCGCCAAGGATGGCGCCAGCGATAACCGCTCCGGCTGCATATAGGGCCTTTTTCCACCAAGTGGACGCGCCGGAAGCCTTGAGGCCGAGATAGGCCCGAACATCTTCCAGCGCATGCTTACCGATGATCGGGAGGGCAGTATTTGCTACGGCAATCCATCCTTGTTGATCGTTTTCCGTCAGGTCTGCCCAGTGAGGGATTGGAGTGTTGGACTCATTGTGTGCCTGGGCTGCATAGTAAAGGTGCATTTCCCTAGCGATAGCCTCGGCATGATTGCATTGATTATTAGTAGTCATATGATTATGTTGTTATTGATTAGTAGTGAAAAACTTGAAAAACTCCACAGCGGCGGGTGAAGCAGTCGTAAATTCGGGATAGTCACGGGACGTGAACATTCTGCGCCCTCCCTGGGCATTGACGGCCTCAACAGTCAGTTCCACCGCTTCCCCCTCCCTCATGGGATTCTCCATTTCCGGAGCGTAAAATTTCGTCAGTCTGGCCCACACCTGCACCGCCTGCCAGTCCTCACCCAATCCCACCAGCGCAGCAACTACGGACTCCATTGCCGGAGCCTGTTCCGCTGGTATCTCGTCCGCTGTGTAGCGGTCTGTCCGGGTGTAACCGTCCGCGTCCTGATAAATGGGCGTCAGGGTGAATTCTCCCCACTCGCCGGGCCGGGGAAACTGTATCTGTATCTCTGAATTATTCATGCTCAATCTTCGGTAGTCGTTTCGGCTTCCGGATCAACAAAATCCTCCACCGCCTCGGAGACAATGATATTGCTCTCCATGGAGGAAAACCCGTAATATGCCGGATTGACGTTATTGCAATGCAAGTGCATCGTCGCAGGAAGGAACGCTCCGGCCAACGCCCAGCTGTTGGTATTCTCAATATCAAGATAATATCCGGAAAAGGGATAAATACTCTCAAAGCAATGAACCCCCTTCACCGTGGCGATCTTGACGCAGCCGCGGGAAGAATTCCCGCCATGCAGCAGCCACAACGCTCCCCTGTCTTCGGTATCATATCCTCCGTCCTGGTATTGCTCGTAAACCACCGCGTACACGCAGACGGGATAACCGTTATTGGAAGACGTCTCCGGCGCGAGGGCCTGCGTCGTCTTCATCTTCCATTTCTGCTCGGCATTGGAATAATAAATCTCCCGGACACGAATGTGATACCCCCCTGCGGCCGCGTCCCGGACATGATCAAACGTAATATCGATAATCTCCCCAATCCTGTAGCCGACCGCCGCCTGATCCGGCACCAGCGTAAATGCGTCCCTGTCCCTTCCCATGCGCACGACCGTTGTCATCTGTCCGAACCTGGCCGTGAATTTCGTGCTGACAGCCGGCAGGCGCACCGGAGCCACCCACCCCCGGATGCTGGAATAATTGTGCATGGGCCTCGCGTTGGTCACGAGGCCGCATTTCACGGTAAAGGCGGAATTAGCCGGGACGTTGAAATAAAGGGAATTGGGTTCCTTGTCTGTTTTGAAAACCGTCCCGTTGGAAGACGAGCAATTCGCCGGGAGCGGATAACACCTGACGGAAAAAGCATCAGTTACGGCAGCCAGCCCGGCGGCGTAAAGGCGGTTGACCGCGCCCGTATCGGTCGGCGCCCCCACGGCAAGAGGAATGTTCACCCCTCCGTTGGCATTGACGGCCCCGGCAAACGTGCCTCCCGCGGCGGTGATATTGCCGGCCAGCGTCATGTTGCCGGAGGCGTCCACCTGCGGCATGGCCTCAAGAGCCTGTTGGGCCGCCGTCGCGGAGTTAGCCGACTCCGTGGCGGATGTCACGGCATTAGTCGCGGCCATATTGATGCGTCCCTCCGCCTGATCTATAGCCTCTTTAGCGGTTTCGGCACGCTGGACAAGGGGCGTAATCGCCCCCACCGCTCTCTCCTGCGCCGTTTGCACGGCGGCAACGGCATCCGTTCGTGCGCCGGCTATATTCTGCTGCGCGGTCTGTGAGGCACGACCTACGGCAAGCACGGAATCGGCTTGCTTGTCCTGAATAGCAGTAACAGCCTCATTCCTGGCTTCAATAATCTGTTGCTTCCCGTTGTTGACCGTTTCCGGCCAGGTGGCGGCCAGCGACTCCACAGCCGTTTTAGCGTCATTGGCGCTCTTGGCGTCACGGGCCGCGTTGGTTGCGGACGTACCGGCGGCGGCCTCGGAAGCGGCGGCGGCCCTTTTGGAGGCCAAAGCGGAACCTGCATAACCTTCCGTTTCTTCGGCTTTTTTCACCACAGTTTCATACATCATTTCCCATGCCGGCCGGGCAGAATTCGGCAAATGCTCATCCCCTATCAACCCCGGCTCCAGATAGAAATTCAACGGAAGAGAATGATAAACACCTTTCCCTTCCTCCGTCTCCACCAGCACGGCCACCCGCGCCTCTATAGTTTTGTCCTCCGCTTCCCTGGCCGCCCCCCGTATTTCCTGTGTATCAAAATCAACCACCATTTCCACGGCCCCGCCCGTTATTTGCCCTTCCTGGTAAGCCAACAACTGTCCGTTCCTTTTATGATAGGCCGCCAACGTAACGCGCCCGGCCTCAAGCTCACGCCCCAAAAAGGATAAAGACACGGGCACATCCTGCCTGCGGACAAGACGCACCCCGCACAAATTCATATTTTCATCACCCGTGCGGTTCCGAAAAATCCCGCTCTCAATTTCCAAATAAAGCTCCATCCTACCCTTCAGGAGCTTTTTCAAAAGTCTTGGAATCAGGCCCGCTAGCATGCAATATCCACCACATCACCCGCGCGCACGCTTCCCGGATCGTCACTCCGTCACGCTCCACAATAGGATGATAAAACGCCATTTGCCCGCAATGAACCGCGCACACGCCGCCGCGCGCCAGGCGGGCGATTTCCGCCAGATCGCGCGGATCACACGTCCGAACGCCAATCAGACGCCGCCCGCCCCGGAATTCCAGCACGTCCACCCCGGCGGACCCGTACAGGTATAACAGAATTTTTGAAATGGTTTCATCTTCCGGATATTCCTGACGGGCGTTTTCCGGCCATTCCCGCCGGGCAAGCAGTTCCAGCGCGGCCTTGATGGCTGGGCGCGTCAGCCAGTAGCAGCAGCCGGCCCAGGCAAGCGGCACGCTGCACTGCATTCCCCCCGCTACTTTCCCGCGGTCTTTCAGGGACCGTATAATCTCCGCCGGGTCCATCAGCAACGTATCCGCGTCAATCTTGATAACCGGATCATCCCCCGGTATGTCCAGCATGCACCCCAGCATGCCGCGCACGCATTCCAGGCCGTTCAAATTCCCCCGGCGCGCAAAATAGGTGATTTTGTAGGATATATCGTTTCCCGCGGGGACTTGTGCCGGAAATAAAGGCTTCGCGGCATCATCAAATAAATAAAACTGGGCGGCCCGGTCAATGCTTCGTATCTGTTCCAGACATAGCCCCAGGCATTGGTGATCTTCTCGATAGCAAAATATGGCGTAGTTCATTGTTGTTTAGTTGATTGGTGAATATATTTGGGATGTTGTAATCCATTGCCCCTGCTGGATATAGATTTGTCCGTTTTCGTCCCGGTGCAGGCGTAAGGCGTGGTCAGTGTCGCAGGCCAACGCTGTCCAGGAATCGCTGATCATGGCTCCGTCCCCGCCGCCGGTCGTGTTGGACGTATCTACCACCAAATCAAGCTGGGTGCCTAATAACCCCAAGGCAATCGTTGTTCCGTCCGGCAAGGTGTGTGGCTCCTTGACATAATCCAGCACAACATACTTCCCATTTTTCCGCAAAGGGGCGCGAAAACTCAATTCTTCCGCGTCGCCTCCAGGAGTGACCACGAGGGACAATACCCCCGCCGTAGCATTGGACAATCCCACGGAAGCCCCTCCACCTAAATCATGAACGCTGGTATCTACCGTTAAATCAAGTTCCCCCTTCAATCCCTCAGGAGAGACGGACAAGTTTACAGGCCATTTCCCCGGCTTGGGAGAATCTGCCTCCGTTGAATCAATCTTGACCTGTAAAATCTGCGTATCAATGTCATTCCCGTCCTGATCCTTTTCCTTTTTCCATTCAAGGCCATCCCCAGGTTCCACTTTTTGGGCGGAAAATGACAGTTTTCCTTCTTCATCCTTAATGTTGACCGAGCCGTCAGAAGAACATAACAGTTTCAGCTTGTAAGGTTCTCCCTTGTTTTCGCCTTGCCCTCCCTGATCCCCTCCCTGATCCCCTCCCTGATTTCCTTCGGAGTTCCCGCCGTCTTCCTTTTCTTCGTAAATCAGGGAACAATCTCCGTTGGAAGGTTCCTTTGCGTCCTCAATAAGAGCGGCAATTTCTTTTTTCCTCTCTTCCGCTGAATCCACAATCTCTATCCCCTTCCCGGCTTTCAACCCCAATTCATCAGGAGCAACCCCGCAATAAACCGCTCCCAGGGCATACTGTTTTACTGACACCAGAGACGGCAAATTACCATCCTCCGGCAAGGGTTCTTCAAGCTTCTCCACCTTCGCCAAAAGGAAGCAATAGGTGAATTCCTCTTCGGCTTCTTCATCATCCGGTTCCGCTACATACTGGAGCGGCTTGGAAGATCCTTTCGTTTCTTTCAGTTCGGCACTTGTAATGACGCCATCCCCGGTGCATTTCACTTCCAGCCAGATTTCCCCCTCTTCTTTCGGTGCCACCTCCCAGGTACCCCCTCCGCGCTGCGCCAGTTGCCCGGCTATGTAAATATCGCCCTTCTTAACATAGGCCATATCCGGCGCGCCTTCTTCATCCGTATCAACCACAACCCTCCAACCCTCATTCAGGGAACTTTGAGCATAATGAACATGGCCGCTCCACGCCTCATGATACTTCAAGACCTTTTCTCCGGCTTCATCCGTTTCTTCCTCGAATTCCCCAAGATAAATTCTGACCGCGCGCGCCAGCCCTATTTCCTCCGCCGTCACTTCCGCATATGTAATGCAATCATGGTTATCCGCGCTCCGCTCAAGATACAAAAATACCTTATCCCCTCCCTGCACGGACAAAAAAGGCGGTTCCTCCGCCTGATCCATCTTTTCCCCGTTAAGTTCCGGCTTAATGCGCCGCACGCCGCCCGGATGCACTTCAAAAACCATGCCGGGCCAGAAATACGCCTTATATCCCGCATCCCCCTTTTCCAGCCTCTTCAGCGTAAACGGCGCGCCTTCTCCTGCTTTGTTCCTCCCCCCCGTCGGCCTTATGGTTAATGACGTGCCGCCCAGCCCCCGGTTAAACGTGTAACCAACCCCGTTCTGCAAGCGGCAAGATTTGGCCAACTGCTCCAGTTCCCGGCACCCCTTAACCAGACGCCTCAACTTAGACGCGCTCAACTCTTCCCCTTGATTAAAAAACGGCCAGCTAATCATAAATCAATATAAATCAGAATCCCAGCCATCCGGACCGCTCAACCTCCAGGAAACCGTCTGACGCCAATTCCCGGTTCCCGTCCTGCGGCCGCTCACGCCCTCTTTGATCCAATCATATTTTCCGCTTACCGCGGGCGCGCCGCTGCCCGGAGCCCCTTTTTTTCCGACCCCGGCCATGCTCAACGCCTGAACGGTAGAAGTGACGGAAAAAACCCCTCCGGGACACAAAAAACTAACCTGCCCTTTACGCATTTTTTCCATGGCCTTCTTCCCGGCCTCCGATTTCACAACATCCTCAATCACCTTATCCTCTTTCCCAAACGTATCTTTAGGAGAAGCCCCGGACGCCATAGCCATCAATGCGTCTTTTTCTTCCCCATCTATGTCCTGAAAGTTCGGATGCGTCAGCAACGGCTGTTCAGAGCAGGAATAATCCATGGAATATTCCACTTCCTCCCCTCCACCGAATTCAAAAGACGTTTCCCGCGGCAACTCGTAATAGAGCGTCACCCTCACCATATCCCCCTCCATTCCTTCCATGCTTATCTTTTTGAGCCTCAAAGCGGCATCATCAGGATAAGCGGACCCTATTGACGGGCACCGGGTATTCCAGCCCTCCTGATTGTCCGTGTAAACAATCCTCCCCACAGCCCTTACTTCCCCTTCATCCCCCCGTTCTATTTCCAGCGTCTTTTCATGCGTTTCCCGCTTCTTAATGTTAATTTTTCTTCCCATATTTATTATTCTCTCTCTATCATTTAGCGGCTATTTCAATATCCCAGCACGGCCGCCGTTTTCAGGGTTCCCCTCCGCCCCGCGCCCGTGTTTTTCACGATCTGCTGAAGCAAATTTGTCTGCTTCCTCGCTTCCGTAAGTTGCGGCATGCTCCCCATCATGGAGCGGCCCCCGCCGCCCACTTGCGCCAGACTGTCCGCTATGGGTCCGCTCCCTTCCTTCCGGTCCTTCCGCCGCTCCACCATATCCTCCAACCCGGCCATGCCACGGGCACGCCTCATGGCCGTCTTCCTGTCTATCCCCAAGCCGCGCTGCTGGTCATAAATTTCCTTCATGCGCTCCGCCATCTTCAGCCGCCGCTCTTCCGCCTTGTTTCCCTCCGCCTGAGCTTTCAACAGGGCCATTTGCCGGCGGTATTCGCGCCCGGCCTGCGCCCGGTTCCTGTTCTGCTCCAGGGCGGCTATTTCACGGGCCGCCGCGCCGGCGCGGGCCTTGCTCATGCCATCCGCCTCATATTGGTTTTGCAGCTCCAGCACGCGCGCCTGCTCCTGCAACACGCGCAGCTTATCCTTCTGCCCGTGAATTTCCGCGCGCAGCAGGGCGGCCTGCTTCTGGTGTTTGGCTTCCGCCTTGTCCCATTCCTTATTCCGCTCCACTATTTCACGATCCACCTCTTCCACCTTGCCAAGCAATTCATACAGGCTCTTGATTCTGGACTCCACCCCCTCCAGATTCAACATGCCGTCCACGGCGTCCCCGCCATCCAGCAGGGCTTTCTGCTCCGCAATGGCCTTCTTGAGGCCCTCAATGCTCCCATATCCTCCCAGCAGGTCTTTTTTCCGGTCCTCCAGCCCCATTCCGCTGCGCCGCCTCTCCCTCTCTTCTTCCGCCCGGTCATAATCCAGGGATAACAATTCATCTTGTATTTCCCTGATTTTCTCCAGCGTCTTCTTCCGTGCCTCTTCCGTCTGCTGCCCGCGCTGCGCCGCCCGTTCCCGCGTCTCCGCCGCTTTCGCGTTCGCTTCCGCCACCTGCTGCAACTCCTTCCGCTCACGTTGCAACAGCACCAGCCTATCCTGCACCGCAACCGTCATTCTCCCCAGCGGATCTTCCGCCAGCAGGTCTTCTTCTTCGCGCTTCAGGCGTTTAATTTCAGCGTCATATTCATCCATGACGCGCCCCACGTCCAGCTTGCTGGACGCCTCCCCGGCCATCTTCCACACGCGTTCATCAAAATCATCATTAGCCCGTTTGAAATTTTTCTTTTTGTCCATTTCTCCCTTTGAGGCCACCCCACGTGCATCACGCCACGCCTTGTAAAGCTTTTCCCCGGCTACGGAAATAGCCGCAATAGCTCCCATAATGGCCGGCCCCTTCAAGCTGGAAGCCAAACTTACCCCCACCCCCTTAAACGCAGCCCCCATCCGCGCCGCCTGCGAACGAGCACAAGCCCCTAATGCCTGTATATCCCCCATCACGCTCCGCGTCTTCTGCCCGGATAACACAAGCGCATTATTAAATCCCGTTTGCCACGTCCTCCCCGCAGACAGCACAGCCTGACCTACTGCTGCCCCGGCGGAACTGCCGGCCGCCTTCCACGCTACCCACGCCAAAATTCCATTCCGGAGCATCCCGTGAAGCCGATCGCCGCCCGCGGCTACCGTTGCCAGCCCTTTTCCTACTACGGAAATAATAGGCGCGGCCGCTTTCACGATTTGACCCAGCAATTCGCCCGTTTTCCTCAAGCCGCGCTCCACCTCCGGCCCATGACCGGCCCATGACGCGCCTATGGAGTCCATGGCATCCTTGATGCCGCTTGTTACCGGTTCAGCAAAAACCCGGCTCAAGGCCCCAACCTTGCCTTTCAGGGTCTCCACCCTGTTCTCAATGTCCTGCGTATTTTTCTCCATGGCTCCCGCAAACTGCCCTCCGGCAGATCCCATGGAGACTAAAGCCCCCTTCAAATCCCGGAAACCAATTGTTCCCTCCGTCATCATCTTTTGCAATTCCGCCCTGGTCTTTCCTGTTCGTTGACCCAGCACGCCCATAACGTTAATACCGCTATTCATTAGCGGCTCCAAAACTTCCATAGTTACGCGGCCAGTTTGGAAAGCTTTGGAAAGACGGATGCCTATTTGCTCCAAACTCATTCCGCCGCCCGCAGCCACATTACCAAGAGCCTCCAATGTGCTTTTTAACTCGCTCGCCCTGACGCCGCAACCAAGAAGCAACTGCGCCGCCCGTTGCGTTTCCTCCAGCCCGAACGGAGGCGTATCAGCAAAATCCACCACATCCCGCGCCGCTTCCGCCGCGCTTGACGCGCCGCCCGTGAATGCCTCCATGCGCCGGGTTACTCTCTCTAGGTCATCCCCGCCCGCCAGCATGGCGGAAAACTTGCCCCAGCCTGCCCGCAGGCCGTTAATGCCGGCCCCTACCGCCGTAATAGTGGCACTCATATTGATAAGCCCCGCATTCAGCCGTTTACACGCCTTCCGGCCCTCCTGATCCATGCCCTTCAGCCCCTTCACGGCCTCCCCTGTGCTTCCGCCCACGGCCCCCTGTAAGGCTTCGGACATGCCGCTTGCCGCTCTCTTACTTTCCTCCGTTGCGGCAATAAAGCCGCTCGCATCACCATCTATTTTAATAACTGCGCCTTCGCTCATAATATTTTACATTGACTGATAATATAAAAAATAATTAAATGGACTTCGTGTTTTCCTCCATCATGGAAATCTTGCTGTATCTGTTACAAAAAACAGGTCTTGTGATCATCTTCATTATCGGAATCATTTTCCTTCTTGGCTTCTTCCTGCCTCTTCTGGAAATACTGACAGATCCGGCAAGCTGGGCTATCATCCTTATTCCCATCCTTATTTTCTGGCTCATCTGCCACAAAAAATGAAGAGGCCGGATCACTCCAGCCCCTCCACCTGTTCCCTCCACGCTTCCCGGGCCTGCTCCAGCACGTCCCCCACATGCCCGGAGGGTTCCGTGTAGCAGCTCCACCGGCACGGCGTCGCGTCATAGCTCCAGACCGCATGCACGTACTGCACCAGCCGCGCCAGCGGAATTTCCCACAGAATTTCCCGTTCCGGCCAGCCCGTCACACGCGCCACCGTCATCAGCATGGCTGCGCCCCAGGACGGCCACGCCCTAAAGGGTCCTCTTCATCCTCCCCTTCCGCCTCCGGAATCACCATCCCCGCCTGAATCACTTCTATGTCCCCCAGCACGGCGCATTCCAGTTCCACCAAATCCCGGCCGGGAATGTTCATAGCAGCCGCTTCCACCAGGGCGCGCCGTTCTTCCTCCGGCGCAAAAACCCCTTCCCTGACTTCCTCCCGGTTTCCCATGTGGACCCACAGGAATTCCGCCAGATAATAGACAATTTGCGCCTGGTCGGTTACGCCCAGGGCTTCCCACATGGACGGATGCCGCCCGTTTTCATCCGGTGCCAGGTTAATTTCCCCAAGCCGGCTGTAAGGATTTCCGATGCGTTGCAACTGCATCATGCTTCCCAGGGTCATGCACCGTAGCCGGTAGTTCTTCCAGCGGAATTCATTTCCCCCGATCAACGCCGCTTCCGTCAGGGCGCGCCTTTCCTGTTCCTGTAGTTCCATCTTTCTTGCTTTTTTGGTTGTCAATTAAGTTAGATTAAAGGCCGGCCGCCAAGAAAACCCTCCGCCACGCCCTGCCAATACGGATCCGCATCCAACCGCACCAGGGCCTTCCTTTTCCCCTTGCGGATGACGGCAAGCGGCACCTGGCTTTTCACAAAATCCAACAACCGCTTGTAATTGTGGAACGCGCACGCCACGTAAGCCAGCGGGCTTTCATTTTCCGGGTCAGTCAGCCAATTCTTATCCCCGAAAAGCTTGATTACTTCCTCCGTCCTAAACCTTCCGTCTTCGCTTTTCGGCTCAAATTGCCAGGTAATTACCCCGCCCGGCGCGGAAAGGCGCGCGCCGCTGCCTATCAGCACGCTTCCGGACGTGCATTTCATGCTTACCCCCAGCGTCAGCAGCAACGCGGCAAGCATGGTGTTTTCCGTTTCGTATCTGGATGCGTTTTCCGTGAAAACAACCACATCACTTTCCAGCTTTTTATTGTCTGCGGCATTCATTAAATCTTACTATCTGACTTTTTTATTCAGGCTTCAGGAGACGGCGGAGGCCCCGAACCCGTAAACAGTTCCGCTCACGTCCATCTTCTGCGCGTCCGTATTCTTCAGGTTGTGCTTGACGCCCTTCAGGAAAACGGTAGTGGCGGAAGGAGTTTCATTCCAAATATCCGGAATTTCATTGGCAAGGGTCAAAGACGCTCCCATTTTCAACGACGCCGCCCCCGTGGTAAGGATTGCGCCGGACATGGAAAAGGAAAGCTCTTCATCAATGATAAGCACTCCGCACTTTTTCCCCTTGTTATCCTTTTGTTCATAAATTTCCTGTTGGCCGTCAAAATCGATCGACTCAACAAAAATTCCTTTTTCCGGTTCGTCAATCCCGTGCTTCGGGACATCTCCAATATGTGCAGGCATAATCAAATTCCTTTCGTGTTAAAATTCATCTATCTACCCTTCAGGAGCTTTTTCAAAACTGCACGGGCACCGTCATTTTCCACGTCACCGCAAACGCGCCTTCCTCCGCCGCCGCATCCTGCGCGGGCCCCAGCCTCACCTTGCCTATGACCAGGAAATTCCGATAGGGCCGCGGGCTCTCCACGGCATTCAGCCCGGCGCGGTCCACTTCCTTCAGCCGCTCTTCCATCCACGCCTGCAACATCCGTATTTCATCCGCCGTCCGGTCATTGGCGTCCAAATGCAGATCCACGGATATTCCGGCGTGATACGTACAGTACCCGGCCACAATTTCCTCCATTTCCGCCGCCTGGAACAACGCATATTCCTTCCCTTCCCGGTCTTCGTCCACCGCCATCTTCAACGGCACCGGGAACCCGTCCGGAATCCCCCGTTCCGTGTTCCCCCTGTCTTCCTGAAAACGCGCCTTCAGGCACGCAATCACCGCCTTAATCAAACAATCTGCCTGTGTCATCATGAATTAAGCTCCTTTTTCAACTTGGCTACATACCCCTTAACGACTTTCCGCATATCCCGGCCCGCAGAATTCAGCGCATACGCCGCCACGCGGGAAAGCTGCCCCCGGTCAGGATATTCCGGGCAATTCTCCATCTCAAACCGCACCCGGCCGCCCTGAACCGTCAAAGAAGCCGCGCCGTCATAATGGGAGGCGTGCCGCGCGATCCACGCGGGCACCTTCTTCAGCCCGGCCACCTGCGCGCCCCGCAGCCACCCGGCCGCCATCCTCCCCACGTGCCGCCGCCGCTCCGCCAAAGCCCTTCGCACGTCTCCCGCCTGCGCCACTCCCGGAGACATCAGGCCGCCGCCCTTCAGCACGCGCACGCTGCTTTTCCGGCCCATTTTCAGCAGGGTATGGCTCCGCAAAAACGCATCCGCGGAAACGGTGGCCATGCCCTTAAACTTTTTCCCGCGCACCCCCAGCAACACCCCGCCGCGCTTCTTCCGGGGGTAAGCATAGGGCACCGGCCTTCCATCCTCACCGCGCTTCAGCCTCACATCCGTTTCCAACGGATCCCCGCCAATATCCCGCGCAATATGTTCCTCCAACGCTCTTTTTCCGTTTCCGCCATTCTTCAGGCTGTTCGGCGGCGTGGTGCGTATGGCCTTGCTTGCGGCCCTCTTGGCATATTCAAGGGTCAATTCCCTGATGCCGTCAGCCCCCACCTTCTTCACCTCCGCCAGCCTTTTCAGCACGCGGGAAATATCCACTTTATACCTGACTTGCGCCATTTGCCCCCCTTCCGGCTATGTTTCGGACAACTCCAGCACCAGGGCCACGTCTCCGGCCCAGTCACGCACCCGCGCAATGCGGAAGGCCCGTCCGCTTCGGACCGCCACCACCTTCCGCCCGGCCGCGGGAACGCTCTTCAACGCCTTCCGCCGCACGCGCAGGGACGTTTGCACCTTGCACACCCGCCCGCCAAGCTCCACCTCATACCAGCCTTCCAGCGGCGCAAAAACGCCCCGGCATTCCTGGCCGTCCACCGTCACGCGCTCCCCCCAGGCTTCTTCCTGCTCATGATCCCCAAGGTCCAGCAATTTTTTTATTTCCCCTGCTAAGCTCATATCCGTTTAACAAAAACCGGCGCACGGAATTGACACCCCGCGCGCCGGTCCTTTTCTCTCTTTTACCTACGATTCCGCCAAAAACCCGTCAGGCCCCTTCCTCTTCAGTCGGCCCTGTTTCTTCCCCGCCGCCGTCCTCAACGCTTCCACCTTCCGCCTCCGTCTCCGGAGCTGCGCCGGAAAGCTGTCGCAAATGGTTCTTGTTGCCCACCGCCACGCCGGCCAAAAGCTCCGCGGAAATGTAAACCGTTTCCGTTCCCTGGTCAGGCCAGCACTTCAGCAGCAGGGAAATCCCCAGCTTAGGAGATTCTACCACCTGCGTTTCCAAATTCAGCTTCGGATCAATGTTCGGAAGACGGACGGCAACGGCCAGCGCGTCCGGCCGCGTCGCAAAACCAACCCCGGCATTCCCGGCAAGCACGTTCACCCCTTCCACGTAGTGAATTCCCCCCGGAATGGAATATGCCCCGTCCGCCAGGTTAAGAGCAAGCGCATTCGTGGGAATCAGCCTGGAATAATACATCCGGTCCAAATAAACGGCATCCGCGCCATTAGTCATGGACGGCCAAATCACATCCGCCATCATTTCCGGTTTGAACCCGGCCCGCGGGCCAATATTCACCACTTCCGCCCCGGAATCGGCTATGGCGGCCATCAGGTCCTTCCAAAACGCCTTGGCGACCGTCCGCACAAGCGTTTGCACCTTATTCGCAAGCTGCACCCCGCTTTTCCTTTCCTTATAGGACAGGCCAGCCGGCCGGGAATAACGGTTCAGCGTCACGGAAACGGAGCTGGTTTTCAGCTCGCTTTGATTCCAGTCTTCCGTATTTTTCAACGCCTCCCCGGCTCCGTCAATCACTTCCACCTTGACGGAATCACCGTCCGTCTTGAACTCGCCGGACACATCCAGAGAAAACCGGCTGATTGAAGCCAATTCTTCTTCCAGGGTGGCAATAGCCGCCTGTGAAACAATGGTCCAGTTCAGAGCGGCGACATCATTTCCTTCCATCACGGCATTCCGCGGAATGTTCATCAATGTTTTCTTGTTCATATTTTATTTATGTTTAGGTTCTGTTAGTAAAAATCTATCTATGGCGGCCAAGATGCTATTTCCCCGGCTGCTCCGCCAGCCGCGCGGCCTCCTGCGGATGCCCCATAATCCATTCCAGCGCATCCTGCGCGGCCATCTCCCGCAGCTTTTCGTTCGTCATGGCAGGTTCTTTCTTTCCGGTCTCTTCCGTGGCTCCCTCCGCGGGCGGCAGCCCTACCGGAGCAACCCCTATAGCCGCCATTTCCCGCACAACGGCCTCCTTCACGCGCTGCTCAAATTCCCGCTCGTGCGCCTCCATCACGCGCGCCTGCTGCCCCTGCATGCCCCGGAACCCGTCATTTTCCGCCGCCAGCCTTTCGTTTTCGGCCACCAGCCGGGAAACTTCCCGTTCCAGTTCCTCCACGCTGTTTTTCCCGGCAAGCCCCACGGCGGCCATCATGCGGCGCAATACCGTGTAATTCTGCGGCGGCCCGCCCTTCTCTTCTTCGCCTGGGTCTCCCTCTTCCCCGCCGCCGTCCTCTTCTTTCCCCGGCGCGGCCGTTTCCTTTTGGCCGGAATCCGCAGCGGACGGAGAAATAACCTCGTCACACCAGCCTTCCTTCACGGCCGTTTCCGCGTTCATCCACGTTTCCGCGTTCAGCACGGCCATCACGTCTTCCGCGCTCTTTCCGGTACGCTCCGCGTAAATGCCTGTCACTTGCCCTTCCGCGTCCTTCAGATCCGCCGCGTAAGCCTCAATCTCTTCCACCGTCCCCACCGCGCACCCGCGCGCCCGGTGGACCATATAACGGGAATTTTCCGAAATCAGCACACGGCCCGCCGCACAGGCAATCAGCGTCGCGGCGGAAGCGGCTACCCCGTAAATTTTGGCCGTCACCTCCATCCCGCACCCCTTGATAATGTCGTAAATCCCGGACGCCTCAAACAAATTGCCGCCCATGGAATTCAGGATGACTTCAAACTTCGTGCACCCCTCCGCCTTCAACTCTTCAAGGTGCTTCGTAAATTCGTCAACCGTGGCATTGCCATAACCGATATAACCGGAAATGGTAGCCACCCCTACCTTCTCTTCCGCCTCCATGATGCGGGAAAAGGCAAGCATGCCCGTTTTTTTCTGTTCACCGGCACCGCCTTCCAGCCTGGCCGCCATCTGCGCAAAAACAATCTTATTCATCACTTATTACTGTTCTGTACCCTTCAGGAGCTTTTTCAAAATTGCTATTCATGGGGATGCAAACCATCTTCTTCCGCCCCGCCGCCCGTTCCCGGCTCTTCATCTTCCGGTTTCTCCGCCGCCGCGGCTACCCCGCCGCGGTTCGCCCCCGGAATCACCTCTTGCAGGGTCAGTCCGTTCCGGGCGCATGCCTCCTTGGCCATCTTCAAATTCCGTATCTTATTCTTTACGATCTCTTCAAACGTGCATCCGTAATTGGCCAGGCACCAGCCATCCTGATCCGCCAGCGCGGAATCCACCAGGTTAATCATCAGATTCCCTTCCCGGCCCAGGTCAATAGTCATGTCGCTCATGGGCGTCCACAGGCACCGCACCCAATGCGGATCCCGGCACAAGCGCAGCCGTCCCAGGGCCATTTCCCGCGCCAGCATGAAACGCCACACCCGCACGCACCACATTTGCCTGTAGGCATGCCTGATTTTCAGCCAACGCTTCAGCTTCTGCATCACAAACCGGATGCCGCCGCTTCCCAGCTTGTCAGGCTCCCACAGCAACGCAGGGGAAAGCCCGATGCCATAAGCCACCTCATCCATCAAATGCTTCAGCAACGCCATCACATTAGGAGACGGCCTGTTATCCGTCAGCACCTTCAAATCCCGGCCGGGCGGAAGCTGGTGGACAGTAGGCCCACCCAACACCTGCTCCACCCTGCGCCCGTCCGGCCCCACGGACACCTTGCCCACGGTCCCCATGCCCGGCCGTTTCTCCGCGTCCCCCGTTTCCACCAGCCCAACGGAGGCGGCCAGCTTGGCAGACTGCTTGACATACCCAACAATATCCGCCTCATCATGCAAATTCCGGATAGCGCGGTGCAAATCGGACAGGCCGCGCGGCTTCCCTCCGCCCATGTTATGCCGGTACAAAATAGCATCACGGGCCGGAATCACCGTCACCTCCCCCTTATCCGGATGCCGCAGCCCATAGGCTGCCGTCCTCCCGTTTTTATCCCGCATCACGCCGCAATTCCACGCCTTCCCCCCATCAGCCGGAGATTGCACCTGTGGGGCCTCGTAAAACGCGAACGCCCCGCCTTCATCCGGCCCGCTGGTCAGCACCGTCAGCATGTCGCCGTCAATCACGCGCTGCCGCTCGCTCCAAATTTGAGCCGTAAAAAAATTCAGCTCTCCGCGGGCGTCAAACAATTCCGGATTCACGGCACGATTCATAAAAATCTGGTCCGCCTCATGGTTCCAGTCTTCATCACCCGTGCAGGCATGGGGCACCAGCCAGCCCAGCAACTCCACCACATCCGCCACGGCCTTCCCGGCAAGCCCGGAATTCGCTTCCAGATTCCGCGCATTCCGCCAAACCCGGTCCAGCGTCCAGGAATCCACTTCAAACCGGCTGTCCAGCGTAGGCCAGTACAACACGCTGGAGCCCCCGAACTGCAACGCGGCCGCATACCCTCCCCACATCTCCCTCCGCGCCGTTTCCGGTTCCCGGTTCATCTTCACCCGCGCGCCATGACCGCGGCGCGCCCCGGCATACACATTCCTTCTGTTCCTGCCCATAGTCAAAAGCGTGTTATGGTATGGTCAAACCGCACTTCCCGCACTCCGTCATCCGCGGCGGCCAGGCCGGAAAAATCCCCTTCCTCCATCTTCTTGACCGTGATTGCCTCCTGCAAGCAGGCTATATGGTCCTTTAAATTCATGGTCTCCTGCGCGGTGTAGGACGTTCCGCCGCCTGTGGAGGCCCCGGTTATTTCCTTGCGCCCTTCCAGAATCGCCAGCTTTTCCCGCAGCATTCCCTGCAAATCCGGCAAATCATAATTTTCCACATAAGCCTGTACAATGGGGTTCATACCCTTCAGGAGCTTTTTCAAAACCCGCTATCATCCGCCACAACTCCCGAATATCATTGACTTCCTTTCTCACATATCTTTCCATATATTCCCATGACTGAAGAGAATAAAGAATTCATTGATGCCTACATCTTCATGACCTATGAGAACATGCTTAAAACATTGGAAAAAGGGCGTCTTAAACTCCTTGACCCAGAAAAATGCAATGATCCATTCGAATTTATGCCAGCCTCGCCAACAATTTCAGAAGACGGGGCTACCTCTTTCGATAGCAATTATTTGCGCAAGGAAAACGGCTTCCTGAGTTTTACCAAAACCTATAAATCCCCCCCCATGTGGGCACACTATGCTGATAACCATAAAGGATGTTGCGTGCATTTCAGATTCCCTGCTCTCCCGAAACAAAATAGTTATGAAAGAAACTTGGGGTTTCCAGAATATCCTATCTATACATATAGGATATTGCTTGTAGAGCATGAAGGAAAATCCCTTTTCCAAATAATACAAGAAACAAATAATCATACTATACTATGTGATGTTCTCTATTTAGAAAAACGTTCCGGATTAAATGAAATTTCATTAGGGTATAGTAAATGTGGAAACAAAGAAGAATTCACAATAGATCCTGTTTTTATTACTAAAGATAAATCCTGGGAATATGAACAGGAACAACGTATTATTATCCCGACATCATTTCCTACAGAAGCAGAAGACAATTTAATATTCGTGGGAGGATTCAATGAGTATATAAAAAGCGTCATGTTGGGGATGCACTGCCCCCATTCTGAAGGAGCGACACAATCTATCATTAACGCCCTTACCTTAGGAGAAAAAAATGGTTCCAATATCACTTATAAAGACGGCCTTACTTACGATGATCAAATAAATGTCAGCAGGGTCAAACCAACGAGCGATACTTTTGAAGTCATTTCGGATGAACACGAAGCTTTCTTAAAAAAAGCTTAAGGGAAACGGAGAATAACGCTCTTTCTTCCCCAATTGAACACCATCCGCATCAAGCTGGACCGCCTGAAGAGAAATCTCCTGAAAAATCTTCCACAAAAAAGCCCCGCACCGGTGCAACGGTGCGGGGTTTATTTAGAAAGGCGGGATGCTCTACAATCCCTGCTGATTCTCCTATAACATATATAGGAAAAACGTCAACCCCTTTTTCCTCCCTCCCGCTTGCACCCGGAAGGGAGGGCTTGACTAGCCGAGCAGGAGCACAAGAACCTGCCCCAGCCACTCAAGCAACAGGGGGTTTACATAGAGCATATAAACCTTTCTATTTAGGGGTTAAGCGTTACGACAGGGCCCTTCCCTGCCGTCAACGGCCCGGACTATACCACACCACCGGGAAAACCCGCACTAAAAATTAAACTCCATCTGCACATCATCCGTAACAGACTGCTCCACCTGTTCCAGCACATCCTGAAAAGCCGCCCTCAACGCCTCTTCATCAAACGCCAGCGACAACCGTTCTACGAACGCATCAAAAAGAACCTTAACCAATTCCGGAACCTCCCGGCCCCGCTCCGCGTGGTACTGTTTCAACGTCCAGAAAAACGCCTGCCGCTTGTCCCAAAAATCTTTCCACGCCGCATTCAGCCCCGCGCATTCAGGGTGCAGCCATTCCTCCTCCAACAGCCGCGCCGGCGTATCCGGAGGCAGCCCATGCTTTTTCAGAAGCCGCGCCTTATACAGCCCTGCTTCCAAAGCCGCCTTCAGCCTCTCCAGCACGTCATTCTTCCGGTACTCCCTCATTCTGCTTCCTTTCTTCAATCGCGCTCATTTCTTCCGCGTAAAAATCCCCGCGCCGCACCCACCAGGACACCTGCCCGATTTTTACGCAGTCTCCATAATGGTCATTCGGCAGCTTCCGCCATTGCGCCAGGCCGCCGCCCCTTGGCTTCTCAAGCTGCTGCCCGGACAATCCGGCCAGCAAATCCTGATCCGCATCTTCCGGCAAATGCAGGGCCGGAGCCGCCCCTTTCTGGATGCGCCCCGCGTAAAGCTCCATTTTGGCGGTGCGGTCCACGTACAAATAAAGCTCCAGCCCCGGATGCGACTTCACTTCACTCACATTCCAGCTTCCGAAATTCGCGCCGCTCCCCTTCGTAGGCCATAGCTTGCCGTAATACTTATAACACTCGTCATAAACCTTCTGCGCCCAATCCCCGGAATCAATCAGCCCAAAATCAGGACGCACCCCGCCCCACTCCAGGCTTTCAAAATGGGCCCCTATGCCCGGCGTCGCGTCCGTCGTGCTGATGCCCAGCAGGGTCCCCCAATCAACCACCCATGTTTCCCCGCCGCGCCCTATCGCCTGCGCCACCCAGTGAGTTTGATTCTGGCCGGGGTCATAGGCCACTACCATATAATAATAATGCCGCGGCAACTCTCCGCGCCGGCACACACCGCGCAGCCCCCGCACGCTGTCATCCCCCACCTTGATTTCATACTGCGTAAACGGCAACGCCTCCCAGCCGTTCCGGAAATTGTGCAGGGCCACCTGCCGGAACAGGTCATTTTGAGCCACAATGAACTTCCGCGCCATCTGCCCCCATGTCACAAACGGGGAATAAAGGGAATTCAGGTGATATCCCCGCCGCGCGCGGGAGGCGTTCGGATTCGTCGGCCGCCACTCCCCCTTTTCCATCATCCCAATCTTCTCCCAATCCTCCACCCGGCCCTCGCAATGCGGGCACACGTAAAACGTATGATCCTGCACCCAATCCGCCAGCGCATCCCCTTCCAGATCCTCCCGCCTTTCCCATTGCACCGTATTCCGGCTAAACTCCAGGGGCATCATTTCCCCGCAGCGCGGGCACGGCACATAAAACTTCCTCATGTCCGTGGTAATAAAATTCTGCCAGAAATAAGAATCTTCAGAAGAAGGCGTGGACGCATGCAGAATCTGATACCGGTGAAAGCCCTTCGCGCGCTCTTCAATCAGGTCCACCGGGTGCGCTTCTTCCTTATTCTCATGCTTATACTTCGCTTCCTCGTCCATCACGCAGCGCATAATGGGCCTGCTGGACAAATTGCCCGGCTCCGATACGCCCACCATGTAAAGCTCCATGGAATCCAGGCGCATTTCCGCCGCCGTAAAGGCGTCAGGGTCACGCCGCTTATGCCGCGCCAGCACATCATTCTTGGATATAAGCGGCTGGAGCCGCGCCCGTGAAAACGACCTGGCAAGAATTTCCGTAGGCAACGCCCACAACATGGGCGCGGGGTCATTGTCAATAAAATACGCCGCCGCAATCAACAGCGAAACCGTCTTGCCGGACTGCGTGCCGAAACACCAGTAAATATGCTGCAACCCCTCTTCCCTGATGCTTTCCAGCGGTTCCCGCATATACGGCATGCGCGCCGTGGAAAACCGCCCCGGCGCGTTCGGTGAAGTCTCCCGCGGCAAGACCAGGCATCTTTCCGCCCACTCCACCACGCCCGGCTTCTCATGAATCTTCAACTTGCTAAACATGATTCAACAATCCGTTTATTTCCGCGTTCAGATCATCAATCTTCCTGTTCCACTCCCGCGCCCATTCGTCCCAGGCTTCATAAAAACGCGGCCGCCCGGCCGCCTCCAGCCGGGAACCGATAAAATCCCTCTGCTGCGCCATCAGCTCCGCCAGCGGCGCAACGCCCCGCGTCCGCATCTCGTGAAACACGTGAACCGGCACCAGACTTCCGGCCGCCTCCTGAAGCCTCTGCTCATGCAGGCCGGCCCGCTCCCAATTCGCGCGCGCTTCGCGCACGGCACGGGTGAACGACGCAATCAGCCCCACGTCACCGGACCGGGCGGCCGTTTCCAGTTGCTCTTCCATCCTCTTCAAAATCTGCCATGCGCTTTCCTTCGCCTCCCCGGCCCGCGCCAAATCGGACGCTCCGCCCATGGGCGCGCCCTCTCCGCCGCCTCCGGCCGCTTCCGCAGAGGACGGCGGAAACTGCGCCGCCAGAAAAGCCCTCCATGCCGGGGAATCCTTGGCCGCTTCTATCTGCGCCCAACGCAAAGACTTCCCATTCTTCTCCGCGAAAGCCTTCTTCAACGCGCCGTTTACTCTGTCTCTCTTCTGTTTCATGACTTCGCTCCCTCTACTATTAAACGAAATTTTCAAAAACGAAAAAATGCCCTCCAAATCAGCCGCTTTCCCCCGTCCGCCGCCCGGAAGACGAAAAAAACGCCGCCATCCGTCCGCTTTTGCGAAAAAACCGCAGACCCACGCGAACAAAAACACGGCCATCCCCCTTCATGGTGCGCTAAAAAAATCCCTTCATGAACACTCCCGCTTTTCCCTGTGTCCGCCGAACTCCGCGATCAGGGCCCCTCAATTAAAAGATTCCTTGCCGACCACCCGGCACCTGCCATCATGCGCCCGCATGGCGGCCCTGCCTTCCCCATGCCGGCCTTGCCTGCGTGCCGTTCGCGCCCTTGCCCCGTGTTTTCTTTTCGGAATCTTTTTTATATATCATTCTTCTATCCGTTATTATCCGGTAATAAGTACGCAAGTACGCTATAAGATACATATTCATCTTATCATCAAACGCTTATTCCCTGCGCCGTCATCCTGCGCCACGTTTCAAAAACGCGCCGTTATCTGCCCACGCTCCGGCATGTTCCTCCTTGCGAAGCACTCTTCAAAACCCCACGCCCCCTTTCAATTCGCACAAAAGCGCGCCGTTCCCGGACAGGAACGACGCCTCCCAAATCCAAAATGAAAGTGTGAAAACGCCCTAAAAACGGACAAGGAGAAGAAGGCGGGAGAAAGGGAAGAACGGCACGCGGCAACGACGCGGAAGAACACAAAAAAAGGCGTCATGAACTGCTCATGACGCCGGAAAGAATAAAGAAAACTGGCATCGCGTACGGGACTCGAACCCGTGTTGCCCGCGTGAAAGGCGGGAGTCCTGGACCGCTAGACGAACGCGACTTTTAGGGTTGCAGGGACTGCGCGAAGGAGTAAATACTACCGGAGGCCAAAAGGCAAGAATTATTTACGCAGAACGGCAAAAAACTTCTTTCCTCCCTCATTATTCCTCATACTGATATACGGCCCAAGTATCGCCATCCCCTCTTTCCGTCCGCTCATAAACGCCTATTTTCTTGACCGTAACTTTAATGATTTCCCCTGTGGCGAGCGGCTTCTTAAAGCCTACCAGCACAACCTTTTTCCCTCTCGTCTTAACTCTCACCTTTTTTAAGACCTCAATCTTTCCATTCCCCGCTTTCCGGCTTCTTTCACCCAATTTCCCCATCTCTGAAGCCGGCCTTTCAATCCATTGCTTTTTCTCTTCGAATTTCACCTCATACATTAACACCCCCTTATTCAAATTCCGGTAAAATTCCAGATACTTCTTCTCTGATTTTGCTACCGCTCTTTCAGATTTAGGGAAAAGCATAATCTCACCCTTTTCTCTGGCGGCATATCCGCTTAAGGAACAAAGAAGGCACAAAAACATGATAGAGATAAAAGTACGCATAACGAACCAATGAAACTATTATATCAATGGCTTGTCAATTCCTTTCAACATCCAGAAAAAACTTGCCTAATCAGTCATAATCAATCCTAATATAGGAGTATCTTCTATTCCGCAAATGAACACTATTTGTCCAAACTGCAACAATAATATCACCTGCCCGGATCACTATGTCGGCAAGCCCTGCATTTGCCCGCACTGCCAGCACAGTTTCACGGCTATTCCCACCGTCATCAGCCAGACAGCCCCCAATTCCAAAAAGGGGAAGGAGAAAGCCTCTGAACAGGAATCCGCCCTTTCCCTTGCCACCGGAACAGCTAATGTCTGCATCTTTTTTGCGGTACTAACCTTTATCGGAACTCTCATCACCGGCATCCGCACTTATCCGGTACCGGAAATATCCCGCATACCTCTGGCCGGATTTGGCCTTATTATCCTGCTTGCCCTTCTTCTTTCCATGGGGTGGCTTGTTGCTGCCAGCATCATCAAGCTTCTTGTTAGCATCGTCAAAAAATAGCAACATTGTTCACCCTCTCCCGCCGTGCCTCTCACCAGGCACGGCTTTTTTATCCTCCCTTCCCGCCTAACCGGTGATAATCATTCAGGGCTACGGACACAGCAGTTAAGGCCTTAATCGCCCGCTCACACCATTCTCCGGGAGTTTCCCCCCTCAACGCCGCAGCCTGACGGATCATTTCCAGTTGTTCCGGCGTAAAATCCATACTGATCTCAACCTGCTTCGGTTGTTGCTCTTTCTCCATCAATTCCCGGAGCAACTTTTGCTTTTTTTCTGGAATCGGTTTTTTAGAAAACCAATTATCAACTGTTTTTTTGGAAACCCCCATCCGGGCGGCTAGCCAATCACGATCCTCCCCTTTTTCCCTCAAGAAGGATTTTAGTTGGTCTCTGAAGTCGGTCATGTGCTCAAGTTCTCAAAAGATGAAAAAAAATCAAACCTAAATTTCTACTTTCTCAAAAAGTGAGAAAATGATTGACGGATTATTCTCTTTTTGAGAAAAGAAAGCCATGGCTACGACATCATTACAAACCAACCTCATCATCCGGCTGAAGGAAGAAGACTTCCAGGCATTGGAAGGCATTGCTGAACACATCCATATCCCGGTGAAAGACCTGGTCCACGGAATCATCTCATACGCCCTGGACCAATATTCAAAATCAAAAACCACCACCCTCAACCGCCCCGCCGCCTGACCTCAACCAAACCATTAAAGAAAAAAACATGAACACCATCACACACTCCATCAAAACGCCAAGCCTTACGGAATTTGATTTAGCTCCCTATACCGGGAAAGCCATTCAATACATTTGCCTGGACGAACAGGATCTATCCAAACTCTCAAATCAAGGATTCATCCACACCACCCACTCCCCCATCATCAAACTTGAACAAACAACGCCGCTCCTGCTTTACGTAAGAATGTTTCATCAAACAAAAAAAACAGCGGCTACCGTCCATGCGATAGCCGCCACAAAAGACACTCTCTACTTAGGTATTATTGTTCCTCCTTCAACTCTTCAAGAGCCCCACAAGGGTTGAACTTGGAGTTATACACTCCCGCCACACCTAACAATAAACACACCATGAATAAACAACGCCGCAAAGAGTTGGAAGACCTGCATGACAACCTCCAAAACCTCCTTGAAAAGCTGGAAACGATCATGGAGGAAGAAGAAGAGTATAAAGATAACCTCCCGGAAAACATGCTCAACCGCATAGAGCAATCAGAAAATGCCATTTACTCCATGCAGGAAGCCTGTGAATGCATAACAAGTGCCATAAACACTCTTGAAGAAATTGAGTAATCCCATGAAAAAGACAAACCAATTTGACGACATCAAAGCAGGCGAACTTATTCGCTTCCTGAAAAATCCCATGCGAGGGAACAGCCCTAGAAATAACTGGTCATTCGGTATTGTGGCTTATCGCCTTAAAACCACTTTTTGCGTTTATCCTGTCGGAAGGCCCTCATATTCAAAAGGCATCACTATCCGGTACGACGGAATGAACGGACCGGGGAAAGACGCCGTTCAAATCGCTTTCCGGTTGACGCCGGCAGAAATGAATCATCCTGACATTCAGGAGTATCTGCAAAAAACGGAAACCATTAAGCAACTGAACCAACAACTTTCTGAACTTCAGCAAAATCTGGAAAACGGAACTTCCAGCCTTTTCAGCAACTACCCGCTTCCAGAAAACAACTACCTTTAATCAAAACATGTCCGCTTCCTTTCCTACATATCAACCCCGGCTCTTATATATAGACCTGTTCTGCGGCGCGGGCGGCGTCACTACCGGAGTAAGCCGGGTGCCCGGCGTGCAGGTAGTGGCCTGCGTCAATCATGACGCAACGGCCATAGCGTCCCACGCGGCCAATCACCCTGACGCCCTCCATTACACGGAAGACATCAGAACCTTGGACATCTCGCCCATTGCCGCACGCGTTGCCATGCTCCGCCTGCGTTACCCCGATACTAAAGTAGTATTATGGGCATCCTGTGAATGTACCAATTTCAGCCGCGCGAAAGGCGGCAAGACGCGCGATCCGGACAGCCGCAGCCTTGCGGAGCACCTTTACCGTTACATTAAAGCCCTGCAACCGGACTATATCCAGATTGAAAACGTAACGGAATTCCTTGAATGGGGCCCCATGCTGGAAAAGGACGGAAAACTGGTGCCGGACAAGGCCCGCAAAGGAGAATCCTTTAAGTTATGGTTTTTCCATATTTTAGACATGGGATATTCCGGGGACTGGCGCATCTTTAACGCTGCGGATTTTGGTGCCTACACCTCCCGGAAACGCCTGTTTGTTCAGTTCGGACGTTACGGCCTTCCCCTGGCATGGCCGGTTCCCACCCATTCCCGCGAAAACTGGAAACCGTGCAGGGACGTTCTTGACCTTGATGACTTCGGCCAATCCATTTTCACGCGAAAAAAACCCCTCTGTGATGCCACCTTGCGCCGCCTGACGGAAGGAATCAAAAAATTTGCCCGGCCTCAATTCATCTTCCGGTACATGTCAGGCCCCGGTCATGTGCATCCGCTGGAAGCTCCATGCGTTACCGTCTGCACGCAGAAAAACCTGTATCTTGCGGCCGGAAAATTCATGGATAACTATTACGGCCAGGGTTACGCCACTTCCATTCATGCGCCCGTGGGAACCCTCTGCACCAAACAGCAGAAATACCCGGTCACGGCCATCTTCATGGCTTCCTACTATTCCGGAGGCGGCCAGATCTCCGCAACGGAAGCTCCATGCCCTGCTCTCACCACGGTTCCTAAACCGCGCGTTGTTCAATGCCAATTTCTGGATCAGCAATTCGGCAAAAGCAAACCGGCATCATTAAACCGGCCCAGCCCGGCCATCATGACCAATTCGCATTACTCCGTCGCCACGGCATCCTTCATCCGCGCCATGATGCGCCCCGGAGTTAAAGGGCTTGTGTACCCGCTGGACAAGCCCATGAAAACCCTGCTCACAAGGGATTATTTTTACCTGGACACATGCCGTTACACCGGATGCCCCAATTACAGCCAGGACGCCCCAGGAGACACGGAAGCCATGCTGACCCTCAAACGGGCCATGCGGGAAAGGGGCATTGCAGATATTTGCATGCGCCCGCTCTCCATCCGTGAATGCCTCCGCGTCATGGGATTCCCTGAAGATTACAAACTTTGCGGCACGCAAACCCAGCAAAGGAAATTCATAGGGAACGCCGTAGAAGTCCACATGGCCTATGAAATGGCTCTGTCCCTGCACAACGCCCTGAAGAATCAATACACCCTCAACCAGAAAACCGCTTAATCAAATATCACTATGAAAGCTCCGGCCAAAAGAAGGAAATACGGCCTTAACGTATGGAAAGCCCACTTGAAAATTGACGCCATGCACATTGAAGCAATGTATGACGGCTCCATAGTCAAGGATATATGCACCGGCTCCATCGGCAACAACTGGAAGGAAATTAAAAGAAAAATACTCAACCGGAAAAGAAGAAAAAAATGACCACCAAATACGACTATACCTATTCAAAAAAACAGGATGCTCTAAGAGTCAAAGGAACTAAAATTTTCATCACAAAAGAAGGTTCGCGGAAGTGGCGCGCCTACCGTCTTAATGGAATATGGATAACCCAAAAAGCTTACGGCGACACTCCGAACGACGCCACATCAAAACTTATCTATCTATCACAGACATCTTACAAATAAAAGAATATGAATACAGAACATAATAAAGAAACCGACAACTACTACCGGCTTATCTCCAAACCCATACATGACTATGACTACAACTATAACCTCTGGCTAGACAAAGACGGGTTTCATATCGTTCTATATCTCACTAATGGAAAAGAAAACAAAATCATAAAAAAACTTCTCAGTACCCGAGATCTATACGTGGCCCGCAAAAGAAGGGATAAGATATTAAAACAACTGGAAGGAAAAGAAATTTTCTTATGAAGAACTCCATCACGCTAGAAATCAACATAAATATCCTTTTATTAGAAAATTATGTATGTTTACAAAATAGAAACAAGTTACATTGAAGACAACTTCAACGGCACCTCTTGCCAATGCTGCGGAAACTGCCAGCTATGGGCACCGGAACAGAAAATTGACTACAAAATCAATGCCGCCGATCCGGACATTACCGACACTACAGTAACGGCCACCCCCCTCAATTTAGGAGCCTGCGTCATCAGCCGCCGATCCGGAACGGACGGGGAAACCTGCTACCTACAAACCCACCGGACTTCCGGAACCTTTTGCCGCCACCACATCCCAACATCACCCTACGCCGCCCACATCAAACGCCACGGCCTCCCCTGCACGGCCATCACCCCTTATATCATCCACCTCTAACCCCCCCCCACACACCAATGACCCAAAAAGAAAAAGAAGAACTCCGCAACTTGCCGAGCAACTCCCCGCGGCTGCTTAACCAGACCCAGCTTGCCGCCGCGCTTGGAGTTACCATGGCTTTCACCTCCGCAATGAAAAAATGGGGCTGCCCGTTCCCAGGCGGCCGCATCCTGATTAAAGACGCCCTGGCATGGCTCAAAGCAAACCCGGAATTCCGCCCGTACAAAGAACGCAAAAGCCCTACCGGCCCCCACGGCATTCCGCAACGCAACCTTGACGCCTACAAAACATCACCTAATTGA